CCATTTCAGAAATCGGGCAGGACTGAAAGGAACCCACCCGATTATGCTAATTTTTGATTAACACCGTTTATTATTTTCCTGATGTACCGGACGCTTTCGCCGCCCATGTAAATGTGCCATCACCGGCGATCGTGATCGTTCCAAGTTCTACCGCACCATTTCCGTTGATCTGAATCGAAGATGTCAGCGTATCGCCGCCGGAGCCGCCTGTGCTTGACGGGCATACCGTAACCGGGACGCGGATGCAATCGCCTGTATTTTTTGTAATGTCTGTTTTGTAATATCTGTAATAATATGTCTCACACTGCTTTCCCGTCGGGAACATTTTGAACATCGTGTCGATTGCAGTCTGCATATCATCAGACATGTAATCACGCTCCGGTGTTGTCGAAAACTCATATCCCTTTACCGTGTTATTTGCGTTTTTCATGTTGACGTACTGGGTTGACTCTGTATTCGGTCCCCAGTCCTCTGTGATCTCTTTGTAGCCATCGCCCATCTCTACGATCTTGGCCGTACTGCCGATGAGAGTACCAATATCAAGTAATGACACCATGTTGGTACGATCTTCTGCGAAAAACTGTAAATTCGTTTTCATGTATCTTCCTCCTGTTATTTTTTATAAAAATACTTCAGCTGTATATTAATGGCATACACAACCGTTTTTTCATCCTGCTCGCCACCATATACCGGGGATGTCCTCGTAATTGACTGTAATGTCAGATGTGGATCTTTAAACTCAATTCCGCTCTCTTCAATCCATGCCGCAAGGTTATTCAACATCTCCTGTGCTTCAATGCTCGCCCTGTTGGTAGTCGGTGAGCACTTATAAAGTATCTGAAAAGGCATCTGCGCCACATAGCTGCCACTGACATACTTTTTCAGATATACCGCACCCTGTATGGGGAATAATCCAATGGATCTATCCGCCTTGATGGAGTTCCATCTTATCGTCGTATTGTCAGCCTTAAACAGCTTTGGATAGTCCGGATATGCCAGAGCAAGTGCAAGAATGCCTTTCTGTGCGTTCTCTGCATCCTGTATTGTAAGTTTTTCTGGCTCTGCCATTTATACGCCTCCTACTTCAAAATGAGGTAAAATATCCTCGTATTTATCAATCGTTGTTACCTTGTAGCAATCGTCACAGTGATCGAGCAGCCATTGATAGGCATCATTTTTCGGCAGTATTGTACCCGTATGATCCCCCTTGATAAAGAAATCCTGTGCCGGATTAAATGTCAAAAAGTACTGCTTGCATTTGTCCGGCATGTTTTCCCACTCTTTCGGGGGGAGGTATGGTTTGGCAATATTGCCAAAATCAACATACAGTTTCACTGCATCCGCGCTGTCCATGCCGCTCTTGGAGACATTTGCTCCCTTGGTTTCCACAAGGTCTACACCCTCGAGCAGGGTCGGATAATATGTTTCCTCTTCGGTTTCCGCGTTGAATGAGCGATTGAATAGTGTGACAGTCTTGTTATCAAAGAATCCCATTACAAGCCACGCTCCTTACCGCATTTAACGCACTTCCAAATATGTTTGCGCTGGTAATGATTTCCACCAATATGCACATCAACATATCCATACGGCATCATCTTGTGTTTGCAGAATAATCTTTTCAAAAGCATCATCACACCCCCGCATACAATAATCCGGTGCCGGACAGGTATTCACATACCGTGTCATAACACAACCGGCTCTGCGCTACCTTATCCCCAATCACCTTATCAATAAGTGTTTCATTACTTCCAAAGCTGATCGACCGACCGCCAGAGGACATTGACTTCACATTGCCGCCCTTTTCGTCACTGGCATGACTGGTCTTGAAATCTATCTGATAGAGCAGATCAGCCAATGCACAGGTGGCTTTCTGGATTTTCTCGTCAAATTCTTCCTTGGCAGCATCATCAATATGCCCGTAGGTCAACTGATTCAACTTGTTAGATGCACGATCTTCCCACTTTGGGAAAAGGGATTCCTCGATAGAATCCCCATAGTATTTTTCTTTATAGAAATCAAATGTGGTATATCCCATCAGAAATCCCCTTCCTGCTACCCTCTGGTGATGATTCTCATAATATTGATCGCCTTGATAGGATAAGTAGCATTCTTATCAGAAGAATTGTTGTGCGCAATCTCCCAGTTTGTTCCTGTTTCCAGTTCATCAGCTGTTGGAGATACGATGCTTGTATTCTTCCAAGAAATGCCGTATGGGGCGAACACTTTTCTCTGTCTTGTATACAGAGTTGTTTCTCCACCGTTTTTTGCCGGATCACGATCCATCTCGGATGGAACCTTTACACCACAGTTTGTAAACTCAATTGCCCCGTTTCCAAGAACATAGGTAGTATATTTTGTATATCCGTCTCCTTTGCCCGGAGAAGATTCTTTGACTTCCTCTGTCGGCATAGTATCGTCTACAAGCACGATTCTGCCGTTTAAGGTTGCCAGCGGAAGGTTTCTTTCGATTCCGTTTCCGTCTGTGTACTTCATATACTCTAAGAGATTAAGGTTCTCCAAAATAGTGGCGGTGCGGGAATGCATAATAACAAGCGCAAAGTTTGCTTTCTTATCACCAAGCGCTGCCTGCATACCGGTGTTGAGTGTTGTGGCACCAAAAGTACCGTCCTCATTTGCGGAAATGTCGTAGGTGTGCTTTGTTACAAAGTTCTTTCCCTCTCCGGTAGCCATAGAGAACACGCCTTTAAGGATGCTAAGAAGCGTATCCTGGTCTACATCATCCCAGAATTCTGCAACCTCTCCCGCTGCTGCAGAATAATCGTCACCGGAAATGTCGGAAACAAAGTCCTTTTCCGTCCATCCCTGCGCACGTCCAACAACGATACGCCCCATAGAATAGTTTCCGCGCTCCTCTGCCGTAATGTTTGTCTTACCGTCATAGTTCACGGTCTTTCCGGACAAACGCTCTTTGATCAGAGTTGTGATAAAATTACCGCCCTTCTGATCCGGCAGCATGGAAGCATACTCCCCGCGCTCCACAATAGCGCCACAATGAAGCAATTCATTCAGACGAAGGTTCGGTGTCTCACGCACAGCAGCATCGAATACTTCGCCATTAAAATTTACTAAGTCAAATAATGCCATTTATTATTTCTCCTTTCCTCGTCTCAGATATGGTGTGATATCCATATCCGGGTTCTGATTTTTCATTTTCATAAGTTCAGCCGTAGACAGTTTTGCTCCGTCTGGCTGGTTGATGTTATTCCCGACAATCTGGCTACGCTTCTGCTGCGCCTGGAATGTTTTGTCGTCAATGAGGATATCCGGCTTGTAATTGCCCTTCTCATCCTTTACGATTGCATCGAACAGATCAGAAACGCTCTTTCCTCTCGCTTCATCCGAATTAAGGGTTTCAACAAGCTGTTTCTTGATTGCATCCGCTGTAATAGCATTAACAAAATGCTTATCTGCAAAGAAATCTGTCACAAGGCTGTCGAGTCTTGCAACCTCATCCTTTTCCTTGCGTTCCTTACGCTCATTCTCGAGCGTCGCGGTCAAATCAGCAATTTTCTGATTCAGCGCATCAGCATCCGGGGCGGCATCTTTCAGGGTCTGCAGTTCCTTTTCAAGGTTCTCCTGTTTGGTTTCAAGCTCTTTTTTCTCATTTTCCAAGGTTATAATCTTTTCGTTTTTCTTCTGTACTTCCAGATCCGATACAAATTCCCCAGGAAAAGCCTTTTCGATCTCTGGCGTAACCTCAACGCCAAGAGTTTTCAATTTGTCGATAATATTCATTTACGAGTTCCTCTCTTTCTTAAAAGTTGTTAATCCGGTCAGCCCGGCACGAATGAGTTGCTATTTGATCCATAGCTGGCAGTCGGGAAAGCGGGATTTGAACCCACATCTTTTGTTTTTATTCTTCCTGTTGAACTATTTCCCAAAAACAAAAAGAGCCAACCTCTTAGATTTTTCCAAGAAGTCAGCTCCTTTTAGCTGTTACACATAGCCATTTCTATGCGCCAATTATCAAACTTTCTTTTTCCTTACCTCATATACCTTGATTCCGTCTTTAGAAGCATGGATTTCTACCGAATTTCCTTTTTTCAATGACTCCGCCATCTGTTTCTTTTTTTCGTCGATCATTTTCTCTATGTTTTCCATATCTTTTACCTCATGCCTTAATTGTATCATGAGATTGAAAAAGATTTGTGCCATTTTTTAAGCGCACAAAAAGCACCTGTATTTCAAGGTGCCATGTGCTGTATTACATGAAAGGAGGCTCAGAATGAATAAGTGAAACCCATCTGGCAATATTATAATAACTCATATTGGGATATAATTTGTGCCAAAATAAAAATCTTACTCATTATCTCTTTGAATTCTGTCATAGATCAGTTGTAACTTTCTTCCGACTTCACTTGGTTCATTGTCGTTATCCAAAATATCTTCTATTATTATATTGTCTATCATATCTAAGACATCACTCACACTTTTATCTTTCATAAGCATTCTGATATTTGGAATATAATCATCTTCTAATACTTTTATATCGTTTTCATCAATAAACATTATTCTCGCTCCCTATGATGTGGATTTGCTTGGATCAAAATATGGTCGATTGGATTAACAGACACTTCTGTGGTCTTGTAGATAAATTTTTGACTCACTTTTGTTTTTGTTTTATTATATATCGGATCCATAATCTTAGCATCTGGAGATGTAAGAGCTTCTACTATACCATCTACCGTTACGCCACTTCTTCTCTTTTCCACGGATCCTATCACTCTATCTATACTATGTAAGCTAATCTCCTTTAATTCTATACCATTCGAAGTTTTTAGTCCAATACATTTTTCACGCAACTCCGTTGCAATTTTCTGATATATGTCATAATCCGTAAGAGGTGACACGTCTCCATTTTTAACAGAATCAGTATAATGTTTAAACAATTTCTTTTCTGATTTGTCATTCATAATTCTTGAAAATTCTTCTTTACTTACCATATTTTTTCCAAGATTATTCTTATACTCGCTATATTCTGCATTGCTATAAGCCGTCGCCCTGCCGTTTGCCTTTGCCGACTGCGCCCGCTTAAACCCTGCCACCTTGATTCTATCAGCCTGTGTCTGCAATCCATTATCCGCACAGAATTGCTTATACTGTTGATTCTGTATCCGCAGTTTATAAGCAAGTTTATCATATTGTGGCTGCAACATATCTTTTACATCAGTCTCTGCTATGCCGCTTAACTCTGCCTGTTTTGCCAGCAATTCGCGCTTGGTCTGCCGAATAGCACGCTCCATTGATCTCTGCTGCTGTTGTTTCTCATACAATTCCTGGCTCTCGTGCACATTAATTTTAGGATTTCCATCTGCATCAACATAAGGATTTCGCAGAGACTTATCCCACGGCTTATGGGAATGCCTGCAATTATATCCATGCAGTCCAAGAGGATCTACAACTCTTCCCTGTCCTGTCTTTGGATCTACGGTGTATCCGGTTGCATCTAACAGATTTGGTGTGTCTTTATCTCTCCCGACGATTTTATATACTTTTCCCTGCCAATGATCGTGTGATGGTATTCCATCCGGGAACTTTTTGCTATGCCGCGCTCCCATATGTGCCGATACAAGAACATACTCTATTCCTTTTTGCACTATGTATTGATTAGTTACCTGAGCAGCCGTCTGATTCATAGAAGTAACGACACAACAACGCACTGCCGCTTCTAAAGAACGCCTGGCACCCGTCGGATAATCAATCACAACGCCGCTCTGTGCATATCTGTCAAGCACTTCACATATTGCACTGTTATACGACTGCATACCAGATGCCACACGATAATCTACCTCATTCAGCATATTGAGTAAATCTCTCTGCGTCTGCAACATAGTTGTCCGCGTAAGGTTATTCAATTCTCCGAATGTTTTCATCATTTCGGCATTCATTGCCATGATGGCTGCATTATTTTGCAAAGGTGTTTGAACATCTCCAAGCCGTTTTAAAACCTCTGCATCATCAGAGAATGATGTCATAACACTATCACGCAATAAACGCCGCACTTCGTCCCTGCTCTTTCCTGTCATTTTTGAAATTCTTTTTACAATTTCAGTATGATGCAATCCCATCTGCTGGAGTTTCCAAAGTTCCCGATCAGTAGTTCCAGACATTTCCCCGGATTTTATCAAACGCATTGCTATATCACTGATAATCCAATCTTCCAGTTCCTGATACATTTCTATCAGTTTATCTGATTTTCCGTAAAAATAATCCGGCGTTAACATTATCTTCTTCCTACCTCTCTTTTAACCAAATCAACCCATTCCTGACCATGCGTTTCCTTTGCTCTCTCAAACCAATGATCCGTAGCTTCCGGATGCCCGTTCGCATCGTAGTGCAATGGTCTGCCAGTCGGATATTTCTTTTCTCCGCTGTGTGCCCATGATCTTCCATCCTCTGTCAGATACAATTCTCCCATATACTGATAATGCGCATATGACACATCCGTCTCAATCAATCCAGGTTCAATAATATTCGTCTTTCCTACCATAGATCCCTGTTGAAACGGCATATATGGAATCATGTCATTCAAGACCTGCATGTCCAGTTTATCCTGTGCGCGTCTAAGATTTCCGTCAATTCTGCTTGTATCAAGCCTTATATTTACGTTTCCAACGGTCCTGTCGTACCTCATTTACATCCCCCATACTGCAATCGCCGCACTTACCATTAAAAATCCCCAGTAAATTGTGTCACATATTTTTTTCTTTTTCCTTGCCTTATCCATTTCTTCTATAAATGAAACACAAAATAAGAGCATGATTATTTTTAGCACCATCTTTATTCCTCCCCGTACAGTCCACCTTTGTCCTCCCCTGCATTTTCTTCGTCACACTCCGCAAACATCTCATCAATCTCTTTATCATTAAATCCCTCATACTCTTTGAGGTATTTTCGTTTACTGTATACACCGTTCATCATAAGCTGATATGCTCTGGTTCGATCCTGTTCAAACGATGCTAACAGATCCTTAAAATAAAATACATCTTCATCCGCTACGCTTTCATCCAGTGCGTTGACGTACCCGCTCGGCATATTAAAAAATACATCGCAGTATTTGTCCAGTGCATATACCAGATCCTTAATCGCAGATTTCAGTGCATTCCTCATATCTGTAATGGTCTCCACGGTCTCGCTGTCGTCACTTTCAATCTCCGTTGCTGTGGTGATCCCTGTCTTGCGATCAAGAACAAACTGCCCCTGTGAGAATCCTGCCTTGGTTGATATCATAGATAAAATGGAATTAATATCTGCAACTCTCTGTTCTGTCAACAGTGTTGGCACATGTTCATTAACCGTATTAGAAGCTTCAACCCCCATCCTCAATCCCTTTACAAATCTTGGAAGTTCAAGTCTTTCCTTATCTCCAGTATTCTTATCGCGTTTCATCAATGCATTTTCATCAATAAATGTAATATGCTGCGAATCATCGACTTCATCATCTTTCCTGCTCCAAGCTACATCCAGATTGCGCAGTTCCTCGATACAATTCGCAAATACTGCCACCCCCTCCGGTGATGTATAGTCAATGGTGTTGTTATACGGCATCTTGAAATACCCAAACAATGGCTTTTCCACATTGGAGATTGTGACTGATTCCGGTATATTCTTCCACTCCGGTACATCTGCCAGTGCAATGCTGCGCCCCAGACTGTCGCTGCCCTTTGATCTGAAAGCCTTATTCTCAATGGTGTATGTTCTTCCAACTCCTTCTCCATCGTCAGAGATCGAAGATGTAAAGTGCTGATACTCCAATCTGGTATAGTAATTATCTCCCTTGATCTGCCGGTCAATAAATATAACCCCAAGGATATCCCCGTTGCTGTTCTTCTCTGTCACTGCAAAGCTGCCTGGCATTACATAGTCGATTGCTCCCGCCGGATTATATGTACCGCTCGGCTTAAAAATAATGCCGCCCGCGCCGCAGGCATCCTCTACCTTATCCCGGATGGACTTCTGGATCATTGCACCAATGCACTGATTGATATAATCCGCCCTGTCGCTGCCACTGATCGTCACATTGAGATCCAGACAGGTCTTTTTGCTGGTGTAATAGCAGAGAAACTTTGCAAAATTGATTGTGCGCACAGTCTTGCTCATCCAGTACGGTCTACCCTTAATGATGTTCTGCCACTCGATCTGTGCCATCTCCATCAGATCAGAAGAAATAATATCAACATTAAATTCTTTCTCTGCACTTATTTTGAATAAATTCATGATAAACTCCTTTACTCGTGTGAATATGTTCATATGCCACCGCCTTAAATGCCAAGCTGTTTATATACTTCATCTATCTTGTGCCACTGAATAGCAAGCCAATCAACCATTTCCTCATTTTTTGCCCAACCGCCATTATACTGGTTTGCAGAATCTGATAATCCACTCTCGTTCAAAAATGCATGCACAATTTCATGGCGCAACGTCTTTTTCCTGTATGACTTCTGTTCTTCTTCACTCAGGTCAAAGTATTTTTCTTCTGACATATCCGCAACAACAATCAATTTGCTCTCTTCGCCACAATAACCGGCTAAGCTATTTTCTTCCAGATACTTATCCTCTGATACTTTGTGTGTCTCAATTTTGTATTCTGTTCCGAGAACATTAATCTTCATATTCTCCATCGTCCTCTTCCTCCTCATCTTCGTCTATCTCGTCATCATACAGTCCATTATTGCGTCTGCTTTCCATAATCACACGGTTCAGACCATATATCAAAGCCATTACGCAGTCCTCGTCCAGTTTTGGATAAGCATCCGAAAAGCTACCGTCTGCCAACTGCTCATGCTCCAAGGTTGTAAGCTCATGCGCAAGGTGCGGACATCGTTCCGGATCAACCACAATCTTTGTGGTCTGCTGCAGCCATTCCCAGCAATAATCCCTTCCCTTGCCGGAACCCCAACGCTTTTTGGCACCGATCGCATTAAATCCCCAATCCTGCAGCTCTGCAATGGCATCCGGGCGCGCCGAGTCACATATGATCTCTTCTGTAATGTATTCCTTAATCTTTCGGGCAAATGCGCTGTTCTTGCACCGCTTGGCAAATACCTCCGACACGCAATACAATGTATCTGTGTCTTCGTCATAGTAGGCAACCTCGAATGTTTGTGGGTGCTCAAATCCAAAGTCCAGACCATGATAAAAAAATGGCATATTTTCAATTTCTGCATCCGTGATGGTCCGCTCTTCCACATTATCAAAGATACCGCCGCCGGTACCGGTTACTTCGCCCATATAGTTGTTACGGTAATATAGCGGCTTATGTGCCTTGAACCATTCTGCACGTTCAAAGAATCGTTTACCAAGCCACTTGACCGGGACATTGTAATAATAGCTGTGGCAAATTCTTGTCTGTGGCTTATTCCGGCACTCTTCCACATACTCATTCATGAAATTGTTCTTGGATTTTGGCGGATTAAATATCTTAATATCTAATGCTGGCGTATCTGATCGGAGGAAGGTATCCTCGATGTTATCCATCTGCTCCACGCCTGCCATCTCGTCACACTCTTCATGAATTAACATCTTTACATATCCAAAAGGCACGTTAAACGACTTCAAACTGATAGGCTTATCCGCTCCCACGAACATAACCGTCTGTCCGGTCGGCTTATACACCGCGCACATAGGAGACTGTTTGAAATCCCAGTTATCCAGATCATTGTACCGGATCACAGTCTTCATGAACTGGTTATAAACAGATCCACGCAAGTCAACCTTGTATCGTCTGGTATATACAATATGTGCCTGTGGATCTTGCCGGATGGTCTCGTATGCCAGGTCTCCCCAGAAGTTGGACTTGATAGAACCACGACCGCCCTTAGATACAATCTCATGCACATCTATCTCCCCGGCAAATGCTTCATGCACTGTTCGGTAGATTTCCACAAAATCGGAAGTAATGTCTGTGATTGGTATCGTCCACAGAGGTGCTTTCTCCCGCTTTTCTTTCTCCTCCCGTTCAATTCTCTGCTTTTCTGCTATTGTCAGTGCTTTTTCCAGTCCATCCATTGCCTTAAGTTGATCCTTGAACTCCGGTGTATATCCCTCTCCATCCCTCAACATACCTTTTGCTATCATGCTTCTGCGTTCCTGTATTTCTGCAAGACTCATAATGTCACGGTGCTGTTCTTTCTCGATACGCTCCATCTGCTCGGCGATACTTTCCGAAATATTACTTTTCCTTACATTCTCGGATCCTGTGATAGCAGCTCGCGCTTCTGCGTATCCCGCATCCTTTGCTGCTTGCGTAGCGTTTCCACCGTTCTTAATATATTCAGCAGCAAATGCTTCCTGCTTTGGCGTCAACTTCTTCCCGTTTTTCTTATCTTTCGTTCGTTTTGGACGTTCGCTTTCGTTCGCTTTGCAATCCGAACGTTCGTTATCCCAGTCATATGTATTTTTCCATCTGCGGATTGTTCCTTCCGGTTTCCCAAGCTGGTCAGCAATGTCCACCAGCTTCATGCCGTCCTTATACAGTTCATATGCTTTATCAGCTAATGGATTTTTCTTTGCTGCCAACCGATCATCTCCTTTCATGGCAATAAAAAAGATACCGCATCCATCAAGGACATGGTATCTTTTTACAGGTGCCCGGATTGACCACCGGAGCCTCACATTGCTGTGTGTTCTCCTTCCTAAACTACTACCTGTTAATATGATAATACCATGCCCTCTGCACTCTTTCAATCATTTTTCTTTCTTTTGGACTTACCTCATACGTTCCCTTTTCGTCATGTATATATCCCTTATGTGTATGCAGATCAATCTTTTTTCCGTTCACATTGTGTAAATGCCCTGTATCAATTTGCTTATACCGCTTCTTGTTTTTATCGTAATATGAGATACTTTTTATTTCATTCTTGGTATTTACAACTGCATACACTCGCCCATCTGTCATGGTTTCCATTGGTGCTGTAGCTGATCCATTATTATAACTAACAAATTTTATATTTCCAGTCTGATATAGTGTTTTATATTCACTGCCATACTTCTTACCTTTATCGCTTAATCCACTACTGGCTCCTCTGCCACCAAAGAACTGCAAATTCTCTACCACTGCGCCACCTCCGCCTCATGCCACTTCTCACTAAACTGCTTGATATGTACAATATTTCCCTTACACTCATCCGGGACTTTGCCACAAAAAATAATCTGTGCCGGCTGCAATCTCTCCACCATATCAAAATAACCATCTAAAAACCGCTGTTTCCCTTCCTCACTGTTCTGTGTTCCTACAGAAGAAACTGCAACAACACCATGTGTAGGTTCTCCATCAAAGCACCATTCAAACGACTTCCGATCGCTCCAGCAAATCGTAGGAATAACATTGATTCCATGCATCTGCCAGTACGCGCCGAGCCAGTGCTTACGGTAATGGTTATAGATCTGTAACGACTTTGGAAAATCCGTATACAGACTGAAATCCGGTGTCAGCACATACTTAAACCGTTGCAACATTGCCGTGTACTTATCCGGGTCTGTCCATACTCTGGTAAACTGGTAATCATCCAGGAAGAAATGTACTGCCTTATTCTCCGGTTCTTTTGCGTTCCTCGCATAATTGAATCCGATAAATTCTGCATTATCAAATTGTACAGGCTCTAACTCCGGTATGTCATACTGCCCGACTCCGTCAAATAATATCCTCTGTGCATTTTCGTAATTTCTCTGTGTTTTATACATGGCATAGTCCTTTCCTCATATCATAATTATAGGACAGGTCAAGCATGGATTTGTGCCAACTTTAGGGCATAATAAAAGAGAGGCTGTTATTCCTCTCTTCCCCATACGATCATATACTGCCCGTTCTTTTCTTCCACCAGATGCGCCATCCTCTGCCGCATAAGTCTCTGCGCTGTGCCTTTTCTCCTGTAAAAACTCCTCCTGCTGATTGGGAGAATGCCGTAGTGTGCTTCAAGCATGTCGTAACTGGTCCCAATAATGATTGATTCTGTCAGTTTATCAGCTATGATGCTGTCCACGTTCATGCAGATCTCGTATATTTCTTTTTCATCCACGCACATTCCCCCCCTAAAACTTTCTTTTCCTATTCTTCTCCCTGCCAGATCTTCGGTGTACCATCAGCATTGAGCATAACGGTAAGACCGCCGCCCGTACTTATTGTGATATATAAATACATCACTCCTGTGTCATTATCTGCATAAATAAGATATTCTTGTCCACTTCCCACCAGTACCATTGTGTTTTCCTGTCCCGCACTGACATTTGCTGTATCACTGCATCCGGCAATCAGAAGTGTTGCTGTTATGATGGCTGTTATAAGTTTCTTTCGCACTGCATTAGTCCTCCGTATTTTCCTCATATTCCTCTTTGCTGATGGTCCTGATGCATTCCTCACTCACGCCTAAACTTTTCGCCATGTTTGCAATGGCTCTTTTCACATAGTCGTATGCACTTTCTTCAAAAATCCTTGGCTTTTCTTCTGTGACTGTAAAACCTATATTCTGCTCTGTATATCCAACGGAACCCTCTCCGCCAAACATTTCTGAATCCTTAATTTCAAAGTATAATGATATTCTGATTTTCATTTCATTCATTGTTTTTCCTCTCTTCTTGGTTTTGTTATCTGGTTCTAAAATAAACTCATCTGGTTCTCGTCGTACTGATAAATGCGTCCAGTCATGATCCTCCCTAACTGACGCAATCTCTCCACCCGTGGTTTCTGCTTAAGATTTGCCATATAATTATTATCCACTTCCGGCGGTATGGATAAATAATATTCATCTGGCAATGGCAACTGATTTTCTGTGCAGGCCTCATGGATCTTTGACTGATAATAAATGATATGATTCCGTGTCAGATTCATGTTGCAGCCATCCGACCAGAACGGATCATTACACCCGTTCTGGTTGATAACTTTCCAGTGTTCTATTTCTCTGCGGATGCACTGGCAGTACTCTTTCACTTTATCTTCTGCTGTCTGTATCATGACAGCACCTCCAAATCTTCCAATGGAACATAATGTTTTAAATTGTTCGCATAATAAACAACAGCACATTTTACCGTTTCTTTTGCTCTTTTCGATACATAAAACGCTTCTGGAATGACTCCGATACCTACATCACATTCATCTTCATAAATCGCATCAAGATAGCCTTTGATGACAATATCCTTATATCCAACAATTACACCTGTGAAATTCTTATCAACGTGTTTGAAATAAGTTTTCTCGATATATTCAACATTTTTTTCGACAGTGCCATCATTGTTTCCATCTGCCAGATTATTGTCCATTGCATCAGCAGTTAATGTTTTCCTGTCGAGATACAGCCATCTTCCGTCTTTAAATGGCTTATAAAAGCCTTTGCATTTTACTTTTTCAAATAAATTCATGGCAACACCTCCGAAAAATTTAAGGTTTACGCAAACCGGAGCTGTCCGGTCTGCTCTGCTTCTATCTGCATATTTGGCATCCGCTCTGCAACACACAATTCTGGCAAATTTGCTCTGACCAGTGCTGCAGGTATTGGCGGACATACTGCATTGCCGCATCTTCGCACCTGTTCGCTTCTCGGATATGTCTTGCCGGTGTAATCATGGTCGATTATGTAATCGTCCGGAAATCCCTGACATCCATATAACTCCCTTGGCTCCAGCATCCGCAGTCCAATATCCACAATCTGGTAATCAGTGCCGTTGATGGTCACAAGTCCAAAGCGATCCTGTGCTGTGACTGTATCAAGCGGATCTTTGATATCCTGCCCTGTTCCCTGTCCATAGTATTTAATCAGAAACGCTCTGACCTCTCCAAAGTGTCCGTCACCAGCCGTGATCGTTGGTAATGGCTGTCTGATATCTTTTCCGTCACAATGATTGTTCATCTGAATCAGATTCGCAGTAACAACGCTGTTATGATCCCATGCGGTCACTGTCGGAAGCGGATTTTCTACTGTTTCCCCAGCACCTTTATATCCTCCGTCATAGTACTTATGCAGAAACGATGCGACCAGCCCATATCTATTTGAGCTGTCAACTGTCATGATCGGATCTTTTATAGTCTGCCCTCTTACTCCATCTTTTGAAGTTTCTGAATGGTACTGAATCAACGTAGGACTAATAAGACATTGCTGATTGCCAGTTGTAATTGTGTGTATCGGATCTTTGCAATTTCCGCCCGGATGATTTGTCGTATTCGTTCCCATGTATGGTGCAAGCGTTGGTTCAATCAGACAATGCTCATTTTTGCTTACAATCGTTGTGAGCGGCTCCCTCACATCCTTACTCCGGTCCTTTGTGAACCCTGTCTGCCCGATCTGCACCATATACGGCTCCACAATCCCGTACCCGTGCTTTCCGGTTATGGTCGGCATCGGCTCCCGAATATCGTTTGGTCTACGTTCACCGCCGTGGTTGCACTGGATAATAAACGGTTCCGGATTATCAAGGATGAATTTTTTAAATCCTCTGGCTATTCTGTCCATCGTCTTTTGTGCCAGTGGTCTTACTGCCCGGATTCCGTATTTTTCTTTGATTTCTTCTGAAGTATCAAAGATACTTGGACATGGTCGGCTGAAATCAATCTGTGTGTATGCTCCGACATAAGGTTTCAGCAATCCCACCTTTACAGCTTCGCTGTCCGCCGGTCCGTGTGTCGGCTCCGGCCATACAATCGGCTTTCCGTCACACCTTGCAACCATAAAGAATCGTTTGCGCATGGTCGGCGCACCATAATCAGCGGCGATCAACTCACGGAATTCCACTTCATAGCCCAAATTCCGAAGTTGCTGCACGAACCGCTCAAATGTCTTGCCTTGCTTTTCCTTAATCGGATGATGCCCTCTATTTAACGGTCCCCATGTTTTAAACTCTTCCACGTTCTCCAACATGATTACTCTCGGTCTGACAAGCCCCGCCCATCGTAAGGCAACCCATGCAAGACCACGGATATTCTTATCCTTTGGCTTTCCTCCTTTCGCCTTTGAAAAGTGCTTGCAGTCCGGGGAAAACCAGGCAAGTCCGACAGGATGCCCGTTACATGCCTTGACTGGATCAATCGCCCACACATTTTCACAATAATGCTTCGTGTTCGGGTGGTTCGCCTTATGCATCTTAATTGCTTCTGGATCATGATTGATTGCAATGTCTACGCTATATCCGGTTGCAAGTTCTATTCCAGTGGAAGCACCGCCCCCACCGGCAAAATTGTCAACTATCAATTCTCCATGTATCATTTTTTTAAAGGAACCCGGCGCGCCTTTTATCCGGATAGGTTCCGGCTCCTTTCATATTATTGTAGTTTTTACCTCTTTGATGTATAATGATTTTAATTTACACATAAGGAGGAATTTTTATGTCTAAGGATACAACTAATAACTTCAGCGTTTTAAATGCTGATTTGCCAGAATCAGTTGATAATGCATTAAAAAATCTTACAGATTTGCCTTCCAAAAATGTCGGTCAAACATTATCTGATTGTTGGTTTTTAGTCTTTGGCGGTATTTCACAATTAGCCGAAAAACGTAAATTAAAATATGCCAAAGACTTAGAAGAATTTAAGCAATCCTTAAGTTCAAAAATCACTTCTATTCCAAAAGAAAATCGTGTCGAAGCAAATACCCAAATAGTAATGCCTGCATTAGAAAATGCAAAATACTGTGTTGAAGAACCAAGTCTACGTGAAATGTTTGCAAATTTAATTTCATCATCGCTTGATATTGAAAAACAGGATATTGTTCACCCTTCTTTTTCGGATATATTAAAAACCATGACACCACTAGATGCTCAAAACTTAAAACTAATATTTGATAATTATCAGTTACCAATTTGCAATATTGTTAGAACATCTGATAGCCCATCTTTGTATGCCGTGGTGTTGCAAAATATATTTTTAGAAAACTCAGAATGTACTATATATGAACGCCAATCTCTTTCCATCAGTTTTCTATCTAAACAAGGGCTAGTTGAAATTCCTTCATCGCTCTCCATATATGATGACGCTGCTTATTTTAAATATGAGCAATGTGATGAAATGCTACAAATTCAAAATCAATATCCAGATTGTACATTTCAATTACAAAAACGTTTAATAAAACCAACTCCTTTAGGTGTTTCATTTCTCGATATATGTTGTCCTGATTAACTCTTTAAGCATTGCAACGATATCATTTACATAGCTATCTATTATTTTCATATAGTAGATAGCTACAATTTTATTTACAACTAACGCAGTGATGATTGTACAAAGATTATTAATTATAAAGTATTTCATATATTCACCTCATTTCCGTCGGTTTTTCTCAACCTAACCGTACATCAATCTTCTTTTACACTTTTTTCAAATTTGTGTCATACCTTTTTCACGTAGCATAGCTATATTAATAACTGTCAAAAGGAAATAACCTTTTTATATAGATTCTTTTTCATAACTAGCCAGTGGGATTCGTCTTGCTGGCCCCTCCTTCATTTTGAGATTCTTTCAAAATTTCATCTAAGCAGGCATTCCAACCCACCCGACGTATTGATGTGCTGAGATCTTCATAACCAGATTTCAACTCTGGTATCTTCTCCGGCAACTCCCGGAGGGGACACCAATCATGCCGTTTCTCGGTGAATGTGCTTTGCGATAATTTCGAAGCACCATTATTGAGTACATTCATAAGCTGACATTTTTTGATGCCTTGAAACTCATACAGGAATTTACACTTGCTACACGATCCCGGCATATCCATAACCCATACTGCTTTAGCCATCCGTCACACTCCTTTCGTCAACTTATGTATTGCATCATTCCAAGCATATGGGGATTCCACCGGCTTCGCGCACCGCTCAAACGATATCACCCAAACGTAAGGATTCGCATCCCAACCGTAGCGGTCAAGGTCAGATTCCTTGATGGTGCTGTTCCAAATTCCTATAAACGATGTGATTGTTTGGTCTTCATTTAATGTTCCATTTGCATGAATGTACTTATCTGCTCCCTCAGTTAAAGCACTCTCTGCGGTTATTTCCTGCAACCGCTCAACTCTCACGTCCGTAACGCGAAGCCAGATCCGCGCCGCTTCTTTCGGCATGTGGATTGATGGGTGCCAGTGTATTCTCGTTGAAGTTGCCATACATCCATCACATCCCGGATGATTTCTGCAACTTGCCGGATAACCACCAGATAAGGTTTCACATGGGTCTAAATAATCGCTGTCATAGTCCGCACGATAATAATATTTTCCACATTCCTCCGTCCATGTCTCGCGAATATACAGAACATCATCTGTGTGATACTGCGGCTTTGCGTATTGAATAGAACCGCCGTATTCACCAATGCCAAATCCAAAGCATCCTACCTCTTTCTTTTCTGTACTGTCGGTAACAAAACCGAGCGGGTATGTATGCTTTTCATCTGGTTGGGGTTTTACCAGCCGTCTTGTGCAACTCTTTCTCCCGTCCAGAATCGCCCGAACCATTTCTGCATTGAATAAAATCGGTTTAATTGCCATCTACTCCACCGCCTTCCACGATCTTGATTGCATTTTTGCTTACTATCAAGTTATGATTCATCATCGTTCCGTCACCAATGTTCACATCTGCGTTAAAAGTCCATTCTTCCAACTGTTCCACAACCTTGTCTACATCATAAGCCGTCGGATATTCTTCTAGTAAATACAATACTGCATTTGTGTTTACTAAAGTTCCATTGCTTAAAGTAACCGATTTTAAATCTTTCTTTAGTGCATCAGCATCAATCAATCTCATCGTTTTCCTCCTGTCTAATAATTCGCCTGAACTACTTTTACTATTTCCCAAAAGCAAGCATATATCTCTTCGTAACTGTTTTCCCCAGCAATAAGCTGTTGATCAACGATCTCCTGTACCTCTCTTCTTACAGTCATCGCTTTCTGGCATTCTTCCACTGTTCCGATCGTGCGGTACTGTTCAATTTCTTCAAGTGCATTGATTGCCATTGCATAAGCATTTTCAAATGATTTTCCCCATGATGTATCACACGGAATCGCTTTTCCAAGTTCGTTACAATCATATTTTAATTCTTCAATTGCTTCATTCTCCGTCATGTTTACACCTCCAACAGCTCCGGATTATCAATCGCATTACCGATTACCTCTATTTCGCCGAAATCAACATCGAAAAATCCGTACATAGCACATCCGCATTGTGCCAGTTCCCATGCTGCGTAATTCTCACTCCATCTAATCAGATATGGCTCTTTATCATCATCATTATGCTTTATGGCAATGTCATTCTCGAAGATCAGTTTGTTGTTCTTATCAGGCATTGCGGTGCACTGGCAGATTGTAGATGGGTTCACCTGCGCGGCATCCAAATCGTGAGGAGTACCATCTTCATTCGTTCCAAGTACATAACCGATAAAATATTTAGAGTAGTCCTTCTCGTCTACAATTAGATACCCTTCCGCCCATTCGCCATTATCAATCCGCTTTCCACGGCATAAATATCTATTCTCCATCACGTTCCACCTTTTTTCCTTTGCAAAATCCTCTATGTTCATGCACGGAGAAAGAAATACTTCCGGTCTGCTTCATGTAAGTCAATTTTTCTCCGGTCAACTCACATTTATGTTTACGTTCATTCAAATACTGACATCTTCCATCACAGTACATCACTTTCCCCCTCCATTTCTTTCAACTTGGCTTCGGCTTCCTCGTATGTAAGAAAAACAGTTTTACCTATCTCACTTACCGGAAACTCTGGCGTATCTTCACCATATCCGCCCCAGAGTTCTGAATGGTTTGAATGATAAGAAGCTCGGATATACAACACATCATCCTCATATTCAAAACCATACACTTTTCTCACATCAATGATGTCTTCCGGTGTCTCCCCGGCTCCTAATCTGTCCTCTACACATTCACGATAAAACTCGTAGAGCTTGTCTCCTTTGTTGCATGGGAAAATAATCATTCTTCCCTGTTCCTCGGCATCCTCATAAGTGGCAAGCTTATCAAGTGCCATTCTGTTATGATGTGCAGTCATTTCACATGGTTCAAGGTGTGCATTACCATTCTCTGCATCCTTAAACCAAACCATATCACTGTTTTTTGAACGTATTGTTAATCTCTCCATGCTATCCCTCACTTTCTGCCTTAAGCCATTGTTCCACCTCTGTAACAGAACACATTGCTACACCGCCCTCAATGGTCTTTACGCTCCCCTGCTCATATGTTTCGATTGAGCAAAGGAAATCTAAAAGTTCTTCATCCGTCATGCTCCGGATCCGGTCTGCATTGGTCTGCGGTCTGCATTCTTTCACAATCTCAAAGCACTCATCCTTCCAAGCTAAAACATTTTCTAGCTTATAGGAACTGTAGCCAACATGATAATAGTCCTCTCCGATTTCCTTGTACTTGATTTCGTAATATGGCTTTTTTCCTATCATTGTTACGATAATATCTAAGCAGGAAACTTTAATGCGTTCCGTTTTGCTATCCCGTGCCGCAGTTCTTATACACTCAATCATGACTTTCCTCGCTTTCCCTGTACGGCTCCGGCAGTGGCATCCAAGCATTCACGAACAAATCGTATTCCACATAACTTTTCTCATCGTCCCCCGGATAAAATGCACCGTTTCCGTCCTTATCAGCTTCATATCTGCCAATGTCCGGCAATGTAAAATTTTTAAATGAAATCATGATATATTTATCATCCTCCGGCAGTCTCTCTGTTACCGGAATCCACCCACCAGTCTTTTCTTCCTCTGCCAGAATCCTGTTTACCTCTTCCTCTGAAATCACTTTCGTCAGCGGCGAATATCCGCAGGCTTCTGTTGCTGCCTCAGATATCTGGTTTTTAATCCTGCTTATTTTCATTCTGATCCTCACTTTCCGGCAACATAGCATATTTATAGCTACTCATTTTACCGTCGTATGTGCTCCATGACGTTTTTCCGTAATCCCATGTATAAACCGTTTCATCTTCATATTTTGCAAAATGTTCTTTGCTCCACGCAAAAAGTTCAGAATCTCTGACCAAAATCGGTGTATCGACTGGAACTTCGCTCCAATCAACATACTGGCTGTTCGCCCATTCTTTTGCTTTTTCTCTGCAACGACCAGCATTTCTAATGTCATTATCGCAAAAATCGCATTTATCGCAGACTCCCCTGCATTTTTCCAGTTTCCCATTAATTAACGCAATATTGCATCCATCACACGCAATATTTAAAATCTCTTCCGCATATTTTTCTCTATTCAGCATCTTTCTTCTCCTTCCCGTACCGCAACTGATACGGTACTTCCTTAAAATTTCTCAATGCATCCGGGTTTGGATGCTTAGGTATTCTCGTTCGCTTGTCCGTCAGCAATTTAATGGCTCTATTGCGTTCTTTGGTGTCTCTATGCATTACTCCGCCCTCCTATCACAGCCACAATCTCCCGGTACTCTCTTTCTCTTTTAGAGATTTCCCGATCAAGTACATCCAACCGTCTAAACAGTGCCGTCGTGTACTCTTCGTCCGTCAGCTCCGTTGTTCTTTTCTTACCTTTTGCCGCAAGTGGCAACCGCACCTGTTCGCCGTTGTGCATCAGAATCTTAATGATCTCCAATCGCGGCACACAATTTAAATCTGCTAAAATCTGCAACTGGCTTGCTCTGTCCTTTGCGCTGCGGTACTGCCTGCAAATTTCTCCCTCCGTCATATTCACTTCAACCACCTCCCGGTTGTGAATTTAGCACCTGTTTTTCTAATTCGTCATAGTCATACTGACGATGATTGATATTACTAAAAGCATTGCTTTTGCCCTTATGCTCTGTTGCTTTGCCAGGCACATAGTTCTCATCCAGATAATCTACATAGCCACTGTTAAAAAATGTGCTCCCATACTGCGCTTTCCTCCAGTCGGCGTCCTTCTGCAATTCAAGACTGTAGCGGTCAATCGCTTTAACAAGCCTATCTTCCCCGATTGCAAGTAGCCGTTTCTTTTGGGCATCCGATACCTGTCCTTTGCCTTTTTTGTTCGGATATGCTTTCCACAGACGTTCGAACAACGCTTTGGCATCCGCCAAAGTATTTTTATTATTATCATTAACATTTACAGTAACATTAACATTATCAGTAACAGGGTTATTTTGCTTTTCAGAAAAACCATTTGCTTTTTTTGCTTTCTCTTGTTTTTGTGAAATATCTTTTGTTTTTGGTCTGCCGCCAAGTTTTCCGGCTTCCCGACGTTTCTCAATCTTCTCTAAATATGCGGCAGTGTCACGATCTATCCTTGATTTAATAAAGCTGAATGCCATATTGGTCATGCCGTCCATTTCCGGCAGTTCGTCCCCTGACGCGTAACACAATACTGCCGTCAGGAGTGCTCCGCGCTGTTCCATCGTAAGCAGTTTTATATGTTCCAGATACTCCGTATACAGGACAAAGCTGCTCTTTTCATCCGTCAAGACATCACCCCGTTTCCAAGTCCTTAAGAAGCTCTCTCAGTGACATTTTTGCCTGCGCCTGTGTAAGTTCCGTAATGGTCACTTCAATTCTTGGATTGTCCTTATCCACGTCCGTATCAAAGTAAAAATGCGGTATATATTTCTGACCATCATCTTTGATTACCCATGCTTTTTTCAAGCTGTCCTGCACGAACTTGGCGGCGCAGGACAAAATGTTATCATTATCCCTGCGACGGTCTTTTTCATAAAACTGATAGTAGATCAGAACCGGATCCGTAATATGTACACCGGGAAGTTGCTGCCTTATATACCAGATGATAGAATCCTCGCTTTTCTTTTTCATCCGTCCGCCCTTGCGGGGATTCGTCCGGTTGGCGGCTGTGTAATCATTCAGACCATCCAACCGTCCGGGAATCGTAAATTTATACTCCATTGACACCACCCATTCCCACATTACAGCTTCTTATTTCAAGGATTGTATTATTACTTGGATTCCATCCTTCGACATATTCAACAGCTTCCTGGTATCTCTTGGTTGGAATATTGTTTCTGGAATTGACTCTGAAATAATCCTGAATATCATGATTACACTCAGAAAACACCTTTTTGCTCATTTCCTTATACGCCAGTGCTTTTTTACCACCAAGAACCTCAATCACTCTTTTATTTACAGTTTTCTTTAATTCCTGCTGCTGTTCATAATCAATGGTCATGGTATTTTCAAGATGCGTGATTCTCTCTTCGTGACCATCAATCATACCAAGCTGTACACGCATCATCTCCTGTGGTGTCATTGGCTTCTGATAGGTACCGGTTCTTCTGATCTGTGGAAGCACTTCTGATGTTACCCAATGTTTAAATCTTTTTGCTGAATCAAGTTTGCTGCCGAAAATCAATGCATATAAACCAGACTCGTTTATAATGACCTGATTTGGGTTTCCTCTCCTTTTTCCGTCGGAAATCACGACGGTATTCTTATCCTCATCCATAACATGTGTCGCAAGCGCATCTCTCGTATTTGAATAACCAAGTGCTTCTGCAACGTCTTTCCCAACAAACCACGGCTCTCCATCTATGGCAACTGTCCGGATTTCTCCAAACTCTCTATTCTTAAAAATCTCTAACTGATTCAATATCTTCTCCTTCCCCTCCGGCACCCATCGGCACCGGAGATCATGGCTCTCGATAATACTGTGATATATTATTTTTCACACGAATTGTTTCTTAAGGTGTTTCAACCTATAAATAACTTTTTCCATATCTCTTCCGAAATGCGTCCCTGGCATCATCCTCGTTCACATCTTCATGTTCTACGATATAGTGTTTTTCCCACGCAAGCTGACCGATGATGTGCATCAATACACTCATTTCCTTATTGCGGTGCACACTCATGTTTCCCTCATGATGCTCATAGGATAACGGCACCCACAGGCCATCTTCGTCCGATAACCGGCGGTTCGCTGTCCCCTCAAAGATATGATGCCTGTGCACGTTCGGTGTGCCGTCGATCATGTCATATCCGGCATAACTCATATCAATAACAATAGAATCTTTCATCTACACCTCCCCGATCAATTCACTTGACCAGATAGGTCTATTCAATACTTTCGTATGCTTGCAGTAATCACAATGTTCACAACGCATCGGCTCTACTGCTCCACTTTTCAGCATAAGGATTGTTGATACGTTGTGCTCAACCTCTGTAAGTGCTTCATCAAGCAGGCTCTGTTCCACAGCGATCACCTGTATATCAGCCTCTTTTTCTTTTGAGACTGCTGCAATAAAAAATGGAAGCTTCTTTCCAGTATTGATTTCAACAACTTTCTGATAAACTGCGCCCTGAATGTAATAACCCCATTCTGCAAGGAAATTAAGGTGTCCTGTATCTGGATGATAAAATTCCTTGGTAATACTCTGACAGGTTTTCAGATCCACAATGCATTTGCCTGGATGGTAACTGTCAATTTTGATTTTCCACTTTGCACCAAACATATCCGCTGTCATGATGACCTGTTTTTCGCCACTCATGTACTGCATAAACAGTGCATCCCTTTCACATCGGTTAATCATCTCATTTGCCTTTACATACTCGGCTTTCAGATTTCCATCCTTTTTAAACATGCATGGATGCTGCGCTTTGAATAAATCAAGCGTTCCCTCAAAATGTGCATCTACATAAGAACCGACCATCAATGCTGTGGAATCTTCCATAGCCTCCACCCATGTACCATTTAACTTTGCAAGGGCATATTCTTCACAGCCAGGCTTACCATATGTACCCATGAAATCTTTATACTGGCTGACAGATAAATACTCTTCATTTGCCTCACGGCTGTAATAATTCTCACTCGTTAATAACATTATCAAATACCTCCGATGCTTCTTTTGCGATTTGTGCCTGTCTGGAATCTGCGAATGGATCCGGCACATCTTTTTCAACAGGGAAATAATCTTCTGTCTTTGCCTGTCCGTTTTTCAAAGCTGTGTATACTCCCCATAAGTCGGTACACTCGTCAGCACCAAAATCTCCCATGTTCCGTCCTGCATATTTTTCGATCTGTTCTTTTGTAACTCCAAAATCTTTTTTAAACAGCTTTTCAATCTTGTTAATCTTCTCCTGACTTGGAAGTTCTCCATAGCTTTTTTTCTGTGTTTCTTTACATTCATTAACAGCCATATCTACAACGTCTCCCGGAATAACTCCAAGTATACAGGCTCTCATTCTTCTTGCACCGAAGTTTGCGGTAGCCTCATAAATATCCCTGCTGTCAGTAAGCGCATACGATCCATTTCTTGTATCCCTTTTATGCTCAACACCGAAAATCTTTGTCACACGGGTATTTGTCTCTAAATCCCACGCATATGCCATCATTTCTGATTTTCCGTCTTTCTGCTCTAACTCGATAATTCCATAGTCGATGTTTCCCCAGTTCTGAGCTAATGACTCCGCCAGACGGACCGATGGTCCGCTGACATTCTGCCCGCCTCTTGGATATGAATAAATTGCCTGTTCTGCTAACGTGGCTCTCTGACAACTCCTTCTTATCTTTTCTATTGCTTCATATTCATCTCTGGGAAACTTCTTAGCCATAAAGATGGCGCCCTGAACTTCCTGTGTCTGTCTGTTTACCATCATTTCTGTCTGTGATGTCTTAGGTGCAACTGCCGTCTGCTGCCCTACTGATACCATATTATCCATGCCATACCTCCTATAATGTAACTACCGTCATTGTGTCATCATCTGTTGTTCTGGTCGCAATAAACTGCAACCCTTTGTTTTTGCATTTCTGATACAGTTTTTCACGCAGATCTGTTGCAAGTTTCTCCACTCCATCGATCAGGATGATATTTAAACCGTTCGGGTTCTGAATTGCCACATCAATGCAGAGATCCAGTTTTTCTCCCTCTGACAGGTTCGATACCGGCAGACCGTTAATCAATGGCGTTCCATTTTCTACCGTCAGACCAGCGATCGGAATCGTACAGTTCGTAAGGATTTCCCCCGGAAGCGTTCTCGCTTTTTCAATCTTATCTGTAAGCTCCTGTGACTGTGCCTGCATTTCCTCGATTTCACTCTGCAGTCGGAGCATTCTTTTATATTCATTGATATGAGACTGCATTTTTTCAATCTCCTGTGCCTGCTCCTGCAATGCTGTCACATCCTGTGGCTGCTTGTCTGCATATTCTGCATACTCGGCGATCTCTGCATCAAAACGTGCCACATTCGCTTTGTAAGTCTGTTCGATGACTTCCAACTTATCTGATTTCTTAGATGCAAGCTGTTCTTTTTCCGTCTCATAAGCTCTAATCTGTTCATTTAAAGATGCAATGGATTTATCAATCTGGTTTGCGCGGTTAGCAATTTCACGATCCAGTGCTGTGATCTCAATCTCACGATCAGCATCAAACTTTCTAATCTTACTATCGCGACTGTCTCTCAACAGTTTTGCTCTCTCGATGGTTTGATTTTCTTTCTGCATACGCTCGATCTGACGATAAATATCTCCGGCGCTTGCCTGTTCCCATTTTTCAACGTCATATCCAACTGGGATACCATTTGCGATCTCTTCCACAAAAGCTTTTTTATTTCTGATATCGCGGTCAATATTACGGCGGTTCTGATAATAATCGCCGTTCTCTGCCTGAATATCATTCAGCACAGAAAGAATGTTCTGATCGTAAGAAACCCACGCCGGAATCTCCCCGAACCACTCCTTGATTTTGTTCATATCCCATGGATACTCAATCATATCAAGGATGATCGCATTCTGCTGCTTTTTATCCATGTTCATAAACTCGATAGGATTCAACTGCAACGGCGTGAATAATTCCTTTAAAAACGCTTCTGGACTTCCTACCTCTAAACCATCTCTTTTCACTGACTTATAAGGTGCCTTTCCTATTCTGACCTTACGATCAATGGAAAGTCCGGTATCCGTTTCAACGATAATCTCGCCCTCGTTCTCTCCCTTATGTACGATATAGTCGCGATCACTCTTATTGGTAAGCGCGTACTTAATTGCATCCAGCACAGAACTCTTGCCTGTACCATTTTTACCGGACAGCTCCAAAGAACTTCCATCTGCCTCATACTCTCTGATTCCGAAAAGATTTTTGATTTTAATTTTTGTAATATTACTCATGCTTGATCTCCTTTAATATCTGTATTCTCTTGTCACTTTGTCCCCATCGTTCTCAATCATGATGGATAATTCTGTCTCAGTATTGAGACAAAACCTGCTTCTTATATCTCCGTTGGATGTACAGACAATCGCTGCCACTCCCTCAACGCCGATTTCTTCTAAAACCTCACTCAAATGCTGCAACTCTTCAATAAGATTTTCCTCATCCTTACTGCACAACTTAATTTTTGACACTTATAAATTCCTCCATTTCCATCTGCGCCCAATCCGTTGCCCGGACCATCCGCTCCATCTGTTTTTCACGCTTCTGCCGTTCCGTCTCCCCGGTTATGCAGTCATCACACACTCCGTTACGACCTTCGCCCGGATCCATGGAACATCCACAGCGTTTGCATTGTTTCTCATACATTGACACAACCTCAATTCCAGTGTTACAATAAACGCAGAAATACTAGGTATTTCCACGATTGAAATAGCACCTGCTCTCGCCAAAGAATGTCAGGGTGCTATTTTTTTGTCCTCGATCAACACCATATCCCCATCCAGCTTGTCCGCCTGATGAAAATAAAACATCTCGATCTGCATCTCTCTTCTACGCTCCGACAGAACTCTCAATCCATATCCAGCTCCGGCGATAAATCCGCCAAGGATACAGACTGCTCCGGCGTAGTACATGTAAATGCCGTCGCTGTCGAGACAGCACATGGCAAGCATTGATATAATCCCGCCGGTTGCCATGATGATTTTAGATAACCTTCTCACACACTCTCACCTCCCCGCTCCTGTTGTTCTAAGTCTCCACTTTTCAAAGACCTCTGTATCAAACAAAATCGGACTGTTTCTTGCCGGAGTCGCTTTCCACGCATAGTTTTGTCCTTTTCTGCGGTATGCATAAAGTAAGTACTCACGCGGAAATCCCATTTTTTCAAGCTCTGTCGCTCTCATAACCGGCTTAGGGTAAATCATCTAACCACCTCCTACTCTGTTGGAATGCCGATCACACTCTCCATCAGATCAATGTGATCTACGGTTATATGTACCTCGGTATGCGGATCATGGTTCTTTTTCAACCAGTCGACTACCGGCTTACACAGTTTTTCTAACTCTTCTACTTCGCTCATATTTCTCCTTTCTCGTTACATTTCTTTATTTCTCCATCTGTGGTATGATCTCCTTACAGGACGTTGCCGCGTCCGAGTATCATGAAAGGAGATATGCTTATGTCTGAGAAATTACATGACTTAACAATTCTTTATTTGCAAAAGTCAGATATTTCAAACCTCACCCCGGAACAGCTTTTTGACAAGTACAATGAGGTCTACAATCAAATGAAGGCTTATCAAAAATCCAATAAAGACTCGAATGTCGCTGTTCTTAAGTGATTTATACAGCTCTGCTAAAGCTGTTGATTCTCCACTAAGATCTTCACTGCAGGACTCCTTTGCTATCTTTTCCATCTGATATCGAAGGAGTTCCTTCTCTGTAGCTTCAGAAATTTTAATTCCTTTTCTATATTTCACTCAATCATCTCCCTTCTTATACAGTTCGTTCACTGAAACCCCCAGTGCCAATGCAATGTCTGGAATATACTCAGCCATAATGGCTTTTCTTTCATTCAACATTGAGCTGAACGCATTCGGTGTAAATCCCGCTTTTTCGGCAACAACACACTGTTTAAGTCCCTTCGAACGAATAACCCGTCTTATGTTATTGATAATCATCTGGTTATTACTCACTTGGTGTTTTTCTCTCCTTTCTTCAAGTTTCTTGGTGATGCAATCATGATACTATTAGTTTCTTGGTTTGTCAATACTTTTTTAACAAGTTTTTTGGTGTTTTATCTTGACGATACAAGATAAAAATAGTAATATTCAAATATAGATATAGGAGGTGCTTATGGGACTTTCAAATAGGTTAAAAGAGCGCAGAGAACAATTGGGATTAACTCAAAGCGAGGTTGCTTCTTTATTAGGGATAACACCAGGTGCAGTTGGAAATTATGAAAACGGTGTCAGTACACCTAAAGCAGATATTCTTTTTAAGGTTTTCGATGCTTTAAAATGTGACGCAAATTATTTATTTCAAGATGAAATGAATGAACGTTCTCAGGAGGATGCTGCCACCCCTTTAGAAATGGAACACCTTGTAAAAAAATACCGTGACCTCGATGAGCATGGTAAAAAAATGGTTGATTTTACTTTAAAGGAAGAATATGAACGCTCTGTTGCAGAAAAGAAGAAATCAGACAATATTGTCCCTATGGCGGTTAAAGAATCTTCTGATTATGAGCTTAATGCCGCGCACGCCGACGATTACATGGGTGCACCGGATGAATTAAAAACAGCAGAAGAAAAAATGCTTGATGAAGATTTCTAGTCCGTTTTATCGGACACTTAATATGTTATACTGTTGCGGGAGGTGAATCACATGACATATGAAGAACTTCTTATAGAAGCAGATGCAAACAATCTCACTGTAAAGGAAAAGCCGCTTCCAATCAGTAAGGGGCGAATTAAGGGCAATCGAATTGCTATACGAAAAGACATGACTGAAACAGAAAAAGCCTGTGTACTAGCAGAAGAGCTCGGACATTATTATACTGCCGTTGGTAACATCCTTGACCAATCTTCCATAGAAAACCGAAAGCAGGAAATGCAAGGTAGGATCCTTGCTTATAATAAACAGGTTGGTCTTCGCGGTATCATCGATGCATATTTGCACAACTGCAAAAACCTGTTTGAAACAGCAGAATATCTTGGAGTTACCGAAGAGTTTTTAAACGACAGCCTAACATACTACACAAATAAATACGGTGTATGCACACAGGTTGATAATTATGTTATATTTTTTCAACCGAATATAGGAGTTATGGAATTAATCTAAAGAAAAGAGGAATATATTATGAAATGTCCAAATTGTGGAGCTGAAGGAAATGGGAAATTTTGTGAATACTGTGGTTGTGAGTTACCGCGAAACACCCCTGACACCATATTAAATAACCAAACCAATAGTACCGTAATTAATAATTACTACTCTGCACCACAGCAAACACCAACACCCAATCAAACTGTCAGCCGTCCTTATATACAGGCTCCTGCCGTCAGTGGGAAAAACCAGACAGTTGCACTTGTATTGTGTATATTTCTCGGTTTTTTTGGTGCTCATTATTTTTATGTTGGAAAAGCTAAAATAGGAATCTTATATCTTCTCACCATGGGTTTATTTGGAATTGGTTGGCTCGTAGATATATTTAGAATCGCAACTGGTTCTTTTAAAGATATCTCGGGATTATGCTTAAAAAAAGCTGTTTCCTCATCTCATACCCCCGCTACTTATAGTTCATCCACAACAGTTATATCTGCAGGGACGATGGATTTGAACAAACCATATGATAATATGGATGGTCATGAGTTTGAATATTTTTGTGGTGATCTATTAAAGAAAAATGAATTTTCAAATGTTGAAGTCACAAGAGGAAGTGGCGATCAAGGTATTGATATTATTGCTTATAAAGATGGGGTAAAATATGGTATCCAATGCAAATGCTATTCCCAAAACATAGGCAATAAAGCGGTACAAGAAGCGTTTGCCGGCAAAACCTTTTATGATTGCCATGTTGCCGCTGTATTAACTAATCAGTATTTTACCAGAAGTGCAAAAGAACTGGCAGAACATAACGGTGTCTTACTTTGGGATAGGAATAAATTAGAAGAATTGATTGGAAAAGCAAATAATAATTAATGATGTACACCTTGCATTTACCACTTAGTTATAGGGGGACACATGAGTTTAATATTAGGATATGCAAACAAAGACAACGCAATTATTATGAGTGATGGACGCGCTGGCGAAAATGGAAGCCTTTCCGAATTTTATAATAAAACCAGAAAAATAAACGGCAATATAATAATTGGTTTTGCTGGATTTGCAGAACCAATAGAACATTTTCTGAATCATGTTATAAAAGAAATGGGGACAGAGATAAATCAATATTATATGGATGATTTCTGGGAGATTATGACATTTCATATGAATAACAAAGAGACCCAATCACATTTAAAATCAACCTTTATAATTATTGGACGGACTAGCAATAATGAAATGTATACTTCTACAATAGGTAATTCTACAAATTATATTTTAGAAAAGCATTTAGTTACCTCTGCTCCAAGAATATGTTCCATAGGCGGCACTATTGACGGAAAAATAATAAATGACATTTATACAAAAAACATAACACAGTACCATGTTCCAATTAAAGAATGTATGCAGACAACAGTTTACGAAGTCGCAAAATTAGATTGTTCTGTTAATGTCAACTGTTTCAGTACTGCCATATAATTGTCGTTCATCCTCCGGCAATTCAGCTGTAAAATAAGAATCATTTATATCCATACATGTTTCATTATGTGGATCGTAGTCAGACCAGTTAATCGGATTATACTGTTTATTTATCATTGGCACACCTCCGTTATAATAACTACTCATATTATAACGTGATTGAATAACTATTTTGTGCCATATGAATTTTGATAAATAAAAACCGCCCCAGTGCTACCAACACCAGAGCGGCAAACATTGCTCCGAAAAGCAATATCCTAGACAAAGCATATTATACCTTTCGGAGCAGCCAAACGCAAGCGGAACACCCGTTCTCTGCTGGCTGTTATTTTTATACCCAAAAAAACGGGTCGATTTCGACACCTTTAATATCAGAAAGGATGATACATATGGCAAAAGCAAAATACATTAAAAACTCCCGTGGCGAGTATGAAACCAAGATCTGGGATGGTACTTACAATACAGATGGCAGTAAGCATCGTAAACGTCTCGTCTCAAAGAAATCCAGTGCTGATCTGGAGCGACAGGTAAATCAGTTGAAAAACGATGTGGAAAATGGTCAGTATGTTCAGGGAACCGACGTGACTTTTTTAGAATATGCCCGAAGCTGGCTCCTCACAAAAAAGGCTGCCCGTGAAATGAATACTCGAAAAATGTACGAAAATATTATAGAAACGCACCTTTCATTTTTGGAAGATGTACGTCTGTCCGACATACGAAACAGCCATTTCCAGTTAGCTATCAACAATGCACTGGATAAGCCGCGGACTTGTGAACAAATAGAAGTTACTTTTAAACAGATCATGAAAATGGCTGTAGCTGATAATTATATCGGCATCGGAATGTACGACAAGATCTGCGCAGACATCAATCTGCCAAAGTATGTCAAAAAAGAAAAACGCCCTCTCACGTCCGAGGAAAAAGAAGCTATTTCAAAGGCAGATTTCACAAACAGGGAGAAAGCGTTTATCTATATCATATATTCCTGTGGATTACGCCGTGGGGAAGCTCTGGCTCTATCAAAATTCGACTTTAAATCGGTAGGTGGCAAATACTCTGTCTCGATCACAAAAACGCTTATTTTCCCGAAAAACACGTCGGAGATCAAGCAGATGCCAAAAAGCGATCACGGATTTCGGTCTGTTCCAATCCCGGATACTACCGCAGCCTTCTTAAAAGAGTACATCTCTACTCTTCCCGGTACATATCTATTTACCTGTCGCGACGGATCAAGCATGACGCATTCCGCTTATGTAAAAATGTGGGCGTCCATCGTAAAGAAAATAAATTATGCTGCAGGCGGTACTGATACTTTTCCGGTTGTGTCCGGTCTAACTGCACACATCTTCCGACACAATTACTGCACGAACCTATGTTACCAGGTACCGGCAATCAGTATAAAGAAAATTGCTCAACTAATGGGAGATACAGAGAAAATGGTACTGGATGTATATAATCACATCATGGAAGAAAAAGAAGATGCCGCAGCCGTTGTAAATGATGTTTTGGCAATCTGATTTGCGGACACAATGCGGACATTAGGGTCAAAAAACACCTTGCGGACGCAATGCGGACATTAAAAACCATCAACTTTTGATTACTTTTTACTACTTTAAAAATCACAAAAAAATAGCGGAAAGCCTTGATTTTACTGGCTTTCCGCTATATTCATCTTAATGAGACATCGGGGATTCGAACCCCGGACAACTTGATTAAAAGTCAAGTGCTCTACCAACTGAGCTAATATCCCATATTTTTCTTTTGAATGCCCAGTTCCGGAATCGAACCAGAGACACGAGGATTTTCAGTCCTCTGCTCTACCAACTGAGCTAACTGGGCAAATACGATATTAAAATTTGAGTTGCGGGAATAGGATTTGAACCTATGACCTTCGGGTTATGAGCCCGACGGGCTTCCAGACTGCTCCACCCCGCGATATTATGTTG